TTCCACTGTGCCTCAGCTGTGAATTTCCCGCTGCTAAAAAACCAGCCATGGATTAGCTCTCGTACTATCGGTTCGATTACCTCTGGGAATTGTTCATTCTCTTTGCACTGGATATCGACTGCAAGTGTGCCGCCCATGGTTCGCTCCGGGTCTCCCTTGATGTCCACAGCAAAGACGATACGTCCGTACTGGGGGCCGTCTCTCCATAGGGCGTCTCGGTCTGCCGGTGCTTCCTGGTTAAAAACAGCCGGGATTCCGTCGTATGTGGTCAGGTACTGCGTGAGGCTTTCCTGCGCGATCAAGTGCTCGTATAAGGCTTGTTCGATCATTGCTTTGCCTCCTTAAAGGTTGTAGTCGCGCTCGTAGATCCTCACGATTTCCGGTTCTGCTTTTTCGAGGATCTTGTCCTGATGCGGTCTTGGAGCCATTCTGCTGGTTCCGTTCTCCAGGAGTTCTCCGAGCGTGTAGCTGCGCTTGGTTCCTACCTGCAGGTTGCTTTCGATCCTGGAAATGTAAGAACCAAACATGACATATGCCTGTGGCTGCCACGAAAGCCGGAAGGCTCCGGTCCTTACTGCCGGTGGCTGCCCTGGCGCGGATGCCTGGTACTTTTTCTTTGTTCCTGGCACCGTGTAGATCCTGCCGCCTCTCTGGCCTCTCAGGACCTCCAGCTCTGCGTTTCGGAGTTCGTTTGCTGCTACTACGGCTCTGCTTTCCATTTCGTGCTTTATCTGGGTGCAGATTTGCTCTGCGATCACTGATATCCGGCTCATTGCAGGTCCTCCCTTTCCTCGACTCTATAAACGAGAAAATGCCCGAGCTCACCTGGGTCTTGTGGTTCTCCCTGAACCAGAAAGCGACGGGTTTTTGGCTGCGTATTGCTATCGCATTGTGCTGGGGGTGTAAGCTCCAGCACATCTGTGGCCTTTGCCCGGTCTTTCGTTCCTCTCTGCACGATGGTGTGTGTGATCGGTGTCCCTAGCTGCTTCCATTGTTCTTGTTCTTTTGGGCTGGCTTGAGAAATAATCCCGAGGAATGTTCCCACTTGTGTCAGGCTCCCGGTGTATGGTCTGCCTGTTGCGGTTTTCGTTCCGGTTCTTCTAAGGACTGCAAATGGTTTGAATCCTTGGCCCGGTCTGAGATGTCCTCTGAATGACATATTCCCTCACCTCTTTTCAGAATTTCCTGATGTTGGCCTGCATGTCGTTGTAGTAGTACGGAGTTCTGGTTAGCCCGTGTGGGCTCAGGCTTCCTGGGTCTCCTGCCACTGGCACTCCTGTTAAGCCTGCCATGATCTTTTTCTCTTCCTCCCACAGCTTTTTCCATCGCTCGTACCGTTGGTTCAGGCTGTAGGATAATCCTCCGACGCTGGTGTCTACTTCGTATGAAAGTTTCATTACGATGGCTTCCAGGCATTTGATCCTTGCTGCACGCCATTTCTTTGTCGAGGTTGGTTCTGTGTAGTAAGAATTGATGATTGCCTGGTATTCCTCGTCACACAGGGGGCTGGAGATTCCGTCCATGTCGACGACGGTATCTCCAAGCTCGAAGCGCATCTGGTCCACGCCTCCGTCTGTGATCTTGGTCGGGTCGTATGTGTAGTTCCCTACTGGCATTACTGCTCACCTTCGCTCTCGTCGCCCTCCACGGCGTCTTCTGCTGCGATCATGGCTTTTGCTCTAGTCTCAGCGAGTTCCTTGACTGATTTCCTGCTGTCGGCTGCGTTCAGAAGGATGAGGGCGTCTCCGTCTGTCATTTCGTTTATGATGGTCTCCGCGTCTCCTACGGTCGATGTCAAAACGTCAAATACCGACTGCAGCCCTTCGCTGGTAAGTTCGAGAGGCAGGTCGCCTTCTTTTTCGTGGATTGTGATTGCGATGGTCGTTTCGCCTTCCTGTGGGGTCATCTCTTCGGGTTCTCCCTCTGCAATGATTCCCATCTTGACCAGATTCCTGACGGATCCCGGCTGGATTGCTTCAGCCGGGATTGCTTCGCCAATTCTGAAAGTCTGGCCTGCGAATTTGCAAGGTTTAGTTGCTATAAAGGCCATTGTTCTTCCTCCTTATGCGCTGACGCAGTTCGTCATGAATATTGCGAGGTCGTCGGCTGTCTTCTGCATGTCTGCTGAGAACAGTCCCTCCATGAATTCGGAGTGTGTTCCTGGTTCGCCGTCGTACTGGAGTGTCGGCATGTACTGGCCGTTGCCCAGCATATCCCATGTGAAGATGTAACCTGCGGATGGTTCATCGATTGCCGGTGCGTTTGTGGCGTATGCGAGGAGTGCGGAGGTTGGATCGCAGATGAAGTTCATGTCTGCCGGTGCTCCGAGTTGTGCTGCGTTGTAGATCGAAGACAGGACTTTTACTCTCTCGATTCCGAAAACTTCCGCGAGGACTTTTTCGTTGACTGTTGCCGGGTTAGCTGAAGCTCCGCCGTATTTTACTCTTTCGAGAACGGACGGATTGGCTTTGAGGGCATTAAATGCGAGCTTTCCGAGGGCGAGTCTGTTCGGGCGTCTTCCTGTTTCCTGCTCGACCTGTGTGCACATGTTGTCGATGGTCACGATTGGATCGCAGTTGTCATCGTCGAACTGCAGGAACTGGTTTCCTGTCGGGTTGGAAGTTACGCCTGTGTAAACCGTTCCCCATGCGCTGGAATTGAAGAAGTTCTGCGCGAAGACGATATCCTGGTGCAGGAGCATCTGCTCTGCTATGAATTTGGCCTTTGCTCTTCTCGGGTCTGCGACTCCCGGTGCGTTTGTTCTGGCAAAGTTCAGGGAGCTGATCTGGTCAATTCCTACGATGACCTGATCTACGTCGCAGTTGTAGCTTGCGTCCATCTGGCCCATCTGTGCAGGTGTGACCTTTCCGAACTGCGGCTTTTTCTGTACGTTGTCCCTCAGCAGGTCTTCCTTGCTGAAGATGTAATATCTCGCGCTGGAAAGCTGAACGGGGCAGATCGGGAAGATGTCTTTTGCTACGTATCTGCTTGCGTCCTGGAAGTATGCCATGGACAGGTTTGTCAGATAGATATTTGGTTTGAATGCGCCCTTGGCGATTTCGTATTCAAGTTTCTGCGGTGTCATTCCACTCATTTCTTATTCCTCCTTAGAATCTCAGGATTGCTTTGATAAACTGTCCGGTTGCTGCGGCTCCCTCCAGTGCGATGGCTACTCCTGCGGCTTCTCCGCTTGCTGTAACAAACACACCGTCTGCTCCGACAGCCAGGTTTGCGCCTGCTGTGATCTCGCCGCCTGCTGCGACGTATCCGATGTCTTTGTGCTGGATGGTGAATTCCTCACCCTGTGCGATTGCGCCTTCGTCTCCCTGGGTCATGATGGCAATTCCCAGAGGTGTGTCTCCGGCTCCTGCCAGGACGACCTGTCCTGTTGCGTTAAACTTTACGGCACGGCCACGCACGTCTTCGATGGCTGCTGCTGCGGTCCCGACGATGACGGGGCTTTCGTTGATAGATGTTGCAAGATAATTCATGATCTTATCTCCCTTCTTAGGTTACTTTCTGCTGTATTCTGCTTCGTACTCTGCGATGAGCTCTGGGTTGCTCTCCCACGCTTTTGCGATGGATGCCTCGTAGCTCATCTCCGGGTTGCTCTTTCTGATCTCGCTTGCGATGGATTCCACTTTGCCTACGGTTCCTCCGCCGTAGTTGGATCCGTATGCTGCGCCGCTCTTTCCGATTTCCGTGAAGATTCCGGATTTTTCGACCAGATCCAGGCTCTTGTCAAGCACAGCGATGTATGCATCGTAGTTGGCTTCGTTGGATTTCTTCATGTCGTAGAGGGTCTGTGCCAGCTCGTCCTCTTTCTCTCCCAGAGGCGCGTATTTCTTGGCCACTTCGACCATTTCGTTCATGGCGATGCTCTTTTCGAGGGTTTCCAGCCTCTGCATTGCTGCTGTCAGCTGTGGGTCTGCGGACTTCCTGGTGTTGCAGGACTTTTCTGTCTCGTCGACGTCTTCCTCTCTGAACTCCTCCTCGAAGACTCTTTTCTTCCTCGGTGGGAATTCTGGGCGCTCTTTCTCCATTTCCTCCTCGGCGGCTTCTGGGTCCACCGTGGCCTTGGCGATCAGAGCCTTGTAGGTTTCGAGCTCTTCCGGTGTAAATACACTTTTGTCGATTTTGATACTCATGGTTTCTCTTCCTTTCTGTTGAGATGTGGTTGTTTATCTTATGGCCAGACGGCCTTGGCCAGCTTAGTGATCTTCGTATGCCTCGACTTCCTCTATTACGTCGACGTCGCTGCTTTTGCGTGATCTTACGGGGATCTCTTCGATGAGCTCCTCCTCGATCTCGATATCGTCGTCATCGTCGTGGTCGTGGTGGTGATGGTGATGTTCGCGGTCTTCATCGTGGTCGTGTTCGAGGCGGTCTTCCATGCGGTCTTCTTCTTCGTCTCTGCGCTCCAGCTCCTGGATCTTCTCCGCGTACTGGCGCAGGCTCTCTTCGGTCATGTCTTTCTTCTCGATTTCGGTTAGGGTGTCGTCCGCCATGATGCTCTGCAGGGATTCTGCGAGTGCGGATTTGTAGAGGTATTCGAGGTCCGGCTCTGGGTCTGCCTTTTCGATGTGGCTGTGAGGCTCATTCTCGGCCTCTGTGGGGTTTTCGCGTATCCAGTTGATAAAACGCTTGAAGATGTTCGTTTCGGCCTCTGTGGGCTCTTCTGTGGCCTCTGGTGGGGTTGCGCTTTTGAAGAGGCATATGTCTGCCTCCTGGTTGGCTCCTGCTCGTACCAGATCCACGCTGGTCAGTTTCATTTTTCTCAGCTTTGTCGCCATGAAGGTGTGCTCCTTCCTCTGATGATTATATCAGATTTTCAAACGAGACACACCCAGGTTTTCCCTGGGTTTATCTCGCTTTCTGTCTTATTCCTGTTTTCTGGCTGCTATTTTACTTATTTCCTTTGAAATGTCAATAGCTGCGCGGTTTTTTAGCTCTCTTCGATCTCGTCGAACTGCTCCCGGTACTTTTGGTAGCCGTCCTCCCCGAGAATCTCTTTTATTTCCTCATCGCTAAATCCGATCATCGGTATCGGCTTTCCGGTGCCTTCACCTTCGTGGAAGTGGAGCCCGTTGTCCTTCTCTTTGGACGCGTGATCCCACTTTTCATGCATTGTCAGTTGCTTTTTTGGTTTTTTCATATCGCGCCTCCTGTCTGTTTGCTGTGCTATTCCTGTTTTCTTACTGTGATTTTACCAGTTTTCTGGTAAAAGTCAAGCATCACGGCATATCTCCGTAGATATAAACATAATCCCCTTTTTGCTCCATTCTGGTCGGCGTGAACACAGCATCCTTGCTCATCAAAACTTCTTGTTCGTGTGGGTATTTCGACAGGTGCTTGATGCTCGTTCCATGGCTGGTTGACTTTTCGTTTGTAATTAGGATGACGTGTCTCTTCCCTGCTGACGCGAACGACTCAGCTACGTCTTTGTCGCTGCTCCACGAGCTCATTCCTCTCATGTCTATCGGCTTTCCGTCTTGCACACTTTTCAGAATTTTAGCGTAGTCGTTCATGTCGTAGATCTTTATTCCTCTGTGAAGCTGCCCGCCTGCCCATTTAGGAGATGCCTTTATGAAGTCTTCGACATCTTGGGCCATTTTCTGGGTTCCTTCGTCTGCCTGTTCGCCTCTTGAGGCTGCTCTTAAGTCATCGTAGAAGCCGTCAGAGTAATTGCTGACGCCATCCACCATTTCTGTGGCTTTTTCTTTGCTGACCTTGAGCTCTTTCGCTACCTTTTCGTATGTCTTGTCGGTCGGTTCTTCAAATATGGAATCGAGGCCGTAGTCGCCTTCTGGGTGATCCTTCTGTTTCTTGGTGTTGCCGATGTCCTGCGACTGATCATCTTGCTTCGCAGGCTTTTTCTTCGGCTTTGATGGTTTCTTCGGCTTCATCTGCTCCTCTAGCTCGTCGAGGAGCTTCTGTCCTTGCTTGTCCGCGTGAGGGGTGGATCCTCCTCCGGACAGCGCTCCTCCGCTGAATAGATCCGTGATTTTGTCCTGGACACTCATATTGTCTTTATTGTTGGTGCTTCCTCCACCGCCTCCGGCTGCTGCTTGCTGCTTCGCTTTGATGTTGGCGATGGCTTTCTGGCCTGCTTTGCTCTGTGTAAATCGTGTAAATGAATGAGCGCCGTTTGCTGAGGAGAATCTGCCGATAGCGTCATGGTAGGGGTTAAACTTGAGGATCTCTTCGAAGGTCTTTGCTTCGGAGTCGTGCTTGCGCACTTCTGTTATTTCGTCGTATCTGGCCATGGTTATACCTCTTCGATCTCATCCATCTGCTTTTCCTTTTTCCTGGCCGCTCTCCACGCTTCTTCGCTCTCGTAAACGTCCAGCCCTTTGCCGTCATCGACGAACCTGTACGCTGCGAGGATCTCTTCGTCTGTCTTGCCGCGTATCGCGTCTCTGTTTCGTGGATCCCTTTTGATCTCTGCGACCTTTGCTCTCATTTCCGGTGTCATCATTCCGCATCACTCCTTTACTGTGTTTTTTCTGTGTGAATTATGCCGCTTTTCCGGTATTTAGTCAAGTAGAACATCGCATTCCAGTTCAATTCTGTAAGCTCCACCATCCAGGACTGCCTTTGCTCCGGTTATTTTCATGGCCGTTCCTCTCGCCAGCGCGATTTCTGCCTCAGCGACTTCCCCTGTGGGGCTCCTTTTCGGGCTTATAAGCATGGGTGTCCCCTTTGGCACGTTTATGTTCAGTTTAACTGGATATCCCTGGAATAAATTGTACTTTTCGTCAAAGCTAGTCGATGTGTAGCCCTTGTTTACCGGTACTTTCCCGACCAATGCGTCTAATTGAGACGGGATGGGATGTGCCGTTTCGTCGAAAAGATCACCGAACTCCAGGTGCATCCCTTCAGGAAGCTCGGCCATCATTCTCGTTACTTTGATATCTCTGCTGGCCGGTTTCATGTTTCTGTCCATGACTTCTACCGTGTTTCGCTGTTGCTCCGATAAATCATGGACGCCTGTCATCGGATTTATGCCTTTGCGAAGCGCCTTGTTTAAGCTGAATGATGCGCCTGTCTGGAAGTATCCATTTAATTCTCCGGCATCTGGGTCGGTTATGTCGATCTTGTCCTGGCCCATCTCTTTGGCCATGTCCAGTGCTTCTTGCTGCGAGATCTTCTTGTAGCTGTGTTTTGTCTCGGCTGCAGGCTTTTTGCTGTCTGCTGCGCCTGCG